ACATTATTCTCCGAGACGACAGTATAGAGATCGACGGCTACGTGAACGCGGTCGAGAGACTGTCAAACAGAATCAGGGAGCGAAACGGCGAGACGTTCCGCGAGCGCATCAAGAAGGGAGCGTTCAAGCGCTCGATGGCGCTTCGCCCGAACGTGGATCTGCTCCTGAATCACAGCGCAGAGCGCAGACTCGGCGGCACGACCGACGGAACGCTTGAGCTCCGCGAGGACTCTATCGGTCTTCACGCTCACGCGATCGTCAGAGACGCCGAAGTCATCGAGAAGGGTCGCGACGGAAAACTCGTCGGATGGTCTTTCGGATTCTACGACGGCGACAGAATCGACCGATACGAAGAACGCGGCGAGAAAGTCCGCGACGTTTACGACCTCGACTTCTTCGAGGTCTCGCTGCTCGACAGCACGCGCAAGCCTGCATACGACGGAACGCTCGTCAACGTGCGCGAGGAAGGGCGGGCGAACTTCGGCGACGCGCTTGAGGACGTTCAGATCCGCGACGAGCGCACACCGGCACCGGCAGAGCCGGAAAAAGAAATCGATTATTCCGATTTTGATAATCTCATAACTCAAATGAAAGAAGGGGGAAACTAACACATGAGAAAGGAAATCGCAGAGAAAATCAACGATCTTATTGCAGAAGCTGAAAAGATCGGAGAAACCGCAAAGACCGAAAAGAGAGAACTCACGGAGGGCGAAATGAAAAGAGTCCGCGAGATCGAAAACGAGGTCGCACAGAAAAGAGAAGCGGCTGAAACAGAAGACAAAATCTTCGAGCTCGGCAAAGTAAAGGTCGATTCCAGGACGTCCGAGGAGCATCACCGCGATAACGGCGGCGATTCGCAGAAGGACGAGAACGGTATTGATCCTCACGAACGTGCGGCGTTCGAAAACTACATCAGAGACATCGTCGTTCACAACAGAAGCGGCGAGCTCTCGCCTTCGACGAATCCGAAGTCCGGCGGCGCTCTGATCCCGACTACGATCGTAAACTACATCATCAGAAAAGTTTACGACATCTGCCCGATCCTTGAGAGATCGCAGAAGTTCAACGTCCGCGGCAAGCTCGACGTTCCGTTCTATCCTGCTGACAGCAACAAGATCAACGTCGCATACGCGACCGAGTTCGTCGACCTCACGTCTACGTCCGGCGCTTTCGACACCGTTGAGCTTTCCGGCTTCCTCGCAGGCGCTCTCACAAAGATCAGCCGTTCGCTCATCAATAATGTCGACTTCGACCTCACCGGCTTTGTGGCTGACGAGATGGCTTACGCTATCAAGAGATTCATCGAGCACGAGTGCCTCGTTGGTACGTCCGGCAAGGTCACCGGTCTTTCTACGCTGACGAACGGCATCACCGCCGCCGCAACGAACGCGATCACCGCAGACGAACTCATTGAGCTTCATGACAGCATCAAGGACGAGTTCCAGGAAAACGCTATCTGGATCATGGCGCCTGCAACGAGAACGGCCTGCCGCCTTCTCAAGGACAACATGGACAGATACCTTCTCCAGGACGACATCTCGCTTCCGTTCGGAACGTCCATACTCGGCAAACCCGTTTACGTTTCCGACAACATGCCCGACATCGCGGCAGGCGAAAACGTAATCTACTACGGCGACCTTCGCGGTCTCGCGACAAAGTTCTCCGAGGACATCAACATCGAAGTTCTCCGCGAACTCTTTGCGGCACAGCACGCGATCGGCGTCGTCGGCTGGCTCGAGTTTGACGCAAAGGTCATCGATGAGCAGCAGCTCGCGAAGCTGACGATGAAGGCTTCTTGATGAGAATCGAAGCACTTAAGACGTTCGCCGGAGTCGTATCGATGAGACGCGGATCCGTCCGCGACGTCGACGACGAGACCGCTGCAGCGCTGATCAAGGCGAACTACGCGAAGGCCGTCGAGCCCGAGAAGGCTCCGGCAAAAAATAAAACGGCAAAGAAAAAATGAAACGGAGGCGATGAGCCGTGAAGAACATCAGCAAGGTCAGCGACGTCACTTATCAGGACGTCGCCGACTACCTCCGTCTCGGGGAGCTCGATCTTGACGACATGAACACGCTCAAGACCGAGATCTCCGTTGCAAAATCGTACATATCCAACTACACCGGCCTCGAGTCGCTTGACGACTATCCCGATCTCGTGATCGTTCTGCTTATTCTCTGTCAGGATATGTGGGACAACAGGGCGCTCTACGTTGACAAGACGAACCTGAACGCGACGGTCGAATCTATACTCGGCCTTCATGCGAGGAACCTCTTATGATCAACGCGGGGAAGTACTCACACAAGATCGAGATCTTCAGAGTCCGGACCGAGCGCGACTCGTCGGGCTTCCCGGTCACGGTCAAGACCTCCGTTCTGAGAACGTACGCGGCGATCAAGACGACGAAGGGCATCACTCTCATCCGGAACGACACGGACTTCGAGAAGGCGTGGACGAACTTCACGATCCGATTCCCGAAGGTCGCGATCGACCGCGACATGGTGATCGAGTTCCGGGGCAAGACGTACGAGATCCTGTATCTCAACAACGTCGACGAGGCCTCGGTCGAACTTGAGATCCAGGCGAAGGAAGTGACGCACTAATGGCGAAGTTCGTTCTCGATCTTCCTGACGGGATCATGAAGGACGTCAAGGAGATCTACGACAACGCCGAGGAGATCATCGGCAAGATGACGCAAGCGGGCGCGAAGGTCGTCGAGAGCGAGATCAGAAGCAGGCTACCAAACGAAAAACTCGCTACGGGTCTCAAACTCTCGCGGACTTACAAAACACCGTCGGACGGCGGAATCAACACAAAAGTTTATATTTCCGGATATCTGCCTTTCAGCGATCCGAACAGAAAATATTTCGCTCGGCGCGGCAAACAAGGCGGAAAGGTCTACAGAACGACGAAAGGCGTCCCGATGGATTTCCTTGCAAATCTTTACGAGTACGGACGTTCTCATCCGGGCTGGCAGAAAAAACCGTTTCTCCGGAAGGCGTTCGGGCAGAAAGACAAGATCGAGAAGGCAATGCTCGAAGAACAGAAAAAAGCAAGCGGAGGGATCCTCGAATGACTGAAAACATCAATGAGATCATAGAGTCCGTTTTCGAGGACTTTTCCGTCGGCGGAGTGACCGTTCCGGTCAAGCTCCTGTATTACTTCGGGCACGGCGAGCCTTACGTCGTCTATTCGCAGGCCGACGCAGACTCGTCGCTCTCCGGCGACAACGAACTTCTCGCATACGCGGAATACTACGACTTCGACGTCTACTCGAAGGGCAACTTCCTTCCGATCGTCGAGGCGGTGAAGGCAAAACTGATTGCGGCGGGCTTCTTTTTCGAGCCGTCGCGATCCTCGGAGGATATGTACGAGCCCGACACGGGCTACTTCCACAAGACTTTAAATTTTCAGTATTTGAAAGGAGTATAAAAATGGCAAAGATAGGACTTGAGAACTTCCTTTACGCCGTTGCTACGGTCAACCCGGCGACCGGCGCCATCACTTACGGCGGCGCGAAAAAGCCCGGCAAGGCGGTCTCGTTCAACATGACCGTCAATAAGGCGGACGCGACTCTCTACGCTGACGACGGTCTCGCAGAGAGCGACGACGCCGTCACCGGCGGCGACATCACGCTCGGCATCGACCGCTATGACCTCACAACTATGGCCGAGATCCTCGGTCATACGATCACCGAGGGAGAGGTCGTCGACAACACGGCGGACGTCGCACCTTACGTCGGTCTCGGCCGCATCACGCCTCTGATGGTCGATAATCAGAGAAAATTCAGAGCGACGATCCTCGCGCTCTGCCAGTTCTCCGAGCCCGATGACTCGGATACGACGAGGGGCGAGACGGTCGAGTTCGGCACGTACGAGATTCCCGGCAAGCTCATCATTCCCGCAAACGGCGAATGGAGAAAACGCCAGGTCTTCGACACGGCGGCAGCGGCGGCGGCTTACATCACGAGCGCGTTCGCGGCTCCGAATCCCTGACCACAAACGTCGGGCGGACGGTCTTCCGTCCGTCCGATAATTTTTTTAAAGAAATAAAAAAGGAGCGAATGAAATGAAAGATATAAACGGAAAGATCCTTTTTAAAGGCGAGGAGTACACGCTCGTCTTCAATCTTAACGTAATGGAAGCGATCCAGGAGGAGTACGGTTCCGTCGCGAAATGGGGCGAGATGGTGTTCGACGCCGAAGAGCCCAAGATTAAGCCGCTGAAGTTCGCGTTCGCGCTCATGGTCAACGAAGGGATCGAGATCGAGAACGAAGACCGCGGGACGGCAAGACCGTTGATCACGGTCAAGCAGGCGGGAAGAA